CAATACACCTTCAGTAGCATTGGAGAATAATTGACAGTGCGTGTTTGTGCCATTTGAATCAACAATCGACATTGAGGATTTTACCTGCAAAATGTCGTTTGGATTAGTTATTCCTATACCAACACTGTTCCCGCTAACCACCAAAGCATTTGTTCCATACTCACCCATTGTGATCTTGTCGTATGTAGAGGTGGATTCCACTTCTACGATAGGAAGACCAGCGGCGTCGTTGACAGAAAAGATTGTCCCTGTAACTTCATCAGTCACCCCGAATAAACGGCCATTTAAACCGTCTACATGAAAAATATCTGATATGCCCGTGTTATTATTCGCTACCTCAAGAGACCCACTAATAGTTGAGGCACCTACCGTTATTCCACTAGCAGAAGTATTGCCTTGAGATAGAACTTCATCAAGGGTTTGATCGTCAGTCCCAGCTGATTGAGGGCTGTAACCTAACGCCCCCGTAATGTCACCACTAGTAAGTTGATAAGTTGGATCACTAGCCCCATCGACATGAAAAGTGAAAGTATTATTTGATTTAGATACACCAGTTAAGTAGTAATTATCAGAACTGCCAGCTTCCGAAGAAGACAAAGGTGTATAACCTAATGCCCCAGTAATGTCTCCGCTAGTAATCCCAGTTATAAAGTCTCCTGTGTCATCAACAGTTAAAAAACCATCTGCACCTACAGGGTTGTCTGCAAAAGTATATGGGCCGACAGACCAAGATAATCCAGAACCTAAATTACCGTAAGGAACATAATGTAAATAAACCGCCTCACCATTTGGTAATTCCCCCTCTTTAATATCGAAGGATTGAGTGGAATTATTATTTAAAGATCTAGAAAAAGCTGCTTGAGGATTTAAGTTTGGATCAAAACTAGATGTAGAACTGTAATATATTTCCAGCCTATCTAAAGAAATATAATTAGTATCATTAAGGAAAGTTATAGAAGTACTCAAGGCTCCTGTCTGCCCATTGGTATTAACAGCTGTCTTTGCCCCTAAAGAGTTTGAATGAGATGTCGTGCCTGTGGAATCTTGTACTGTAATTCCACTGATTATAGGATCGTTCCCGTAGAAGTAGAACTCTGAAGTATGAACGCCTGAATTCCTATCTTCTAGTTTAATTCTAACTCCAAAATGTTTAGCGTAATCTCCAAAAACATTAAAGTTATCATATTCCGTGAATGTTAGAAAGCTATTCTTATAATCTAACAAAAAACCAGAATACATCATACCACCCGTGATATCTAAGATGTCTATATCAACCTTTTCAACGTAACTATTAGCTAAAAAATCTGGCTGGCTTGAAACCGCGCCACTAGATCTATCTGTGATTCCCAGATCAATCTCTACGGTCTTATTAAAGTGAACACCACTTCCTGAAGCTACAGCGTTTAAATCTGTTTCATCTACAGAAAAAGCAGGTTCAAACTGGAACAAACCCGTGTTATACAGGTTGTCTATACTACTGTAATTATACGCCATATTATCTGAATGTTATAATTTTTGTAAAAGATTTATTAAAGTCGTCAGGCTTATCATAAAGTATAAATGTTTTCACTGTCGAAAAGTCTGAGTCTAAATATTTATTATTAGTTGAAGTATCTCCCTGAGCTTTTACACTTAAAGAGTAGTTTCCCACAGTAGATAAATTATCAAACACTACAAAACCAGTATTTTGACTCACCCCTGATATTTGAGTGCTGGTATTGGGGTAATACAAGATAGCTTCATAACCATCATTATTAGTCACATTATCCCAAGAACCACTAATATAAATAGTATTAGCTTCTGTACCTGCTCCAGTAGCTACTGATAAATTTTCTGGGCTACTCAGAGTTTTGTAAGTTATATCTCCTATTTGTGTCGCTACATTATAATCAAACGTATTTTCTTTTCTATCTAAAGAAATGTCGTTCTCTATGAGAGAGAATTTGCCTGTTTCGAATTTAGATGCTGTAACTAAATATTCATTAGGGGAATTTTCTTTTATTGATTCCACTTTATAGAGAACGTCATCAGCATCTTTCAAGTCAAATCTGTATGGGCTACCCAATTTAACGAAAGGTAAATATTGAGGTGAATCAACGCCACTTACATATGAACCGTCACCTGTCGCAAGAGCATTGCCAGTCACATTTAATGTCACAATATGAGGTTGAGCATTTAATGAAATATCTGATTCTAATATCCCCCTAACATTTAAAGTGTTTAGATCCCCACTAAAGTAATTAGCTATATTAAATTCTGTAGTATCTCTCTTGGTAAAAGAGAAAATCTTATAGTTAACTAATTTCCCAGTGTTTAATTCTGATAGAGTTTGAACCCCAGTATCTTGAGATATGTAATGATCATTACTCTCGTTCAAGCCTGTGGCAAACACCCATCCTGTATGTGAAGTATTAAAATATAAAATATTATCTCCAGCCCCAGTATATAAGCCGTACTCAGAATATAATTCAGTCTCTTCAGCCCCTGCATAGCCGCTGGTATAACCTGAAAACCCATAAGCCCCTGTGTAAATATTAAAATCCGTCTCAAAGCTTGTCGTCACAGAGAAACTCTCAACTCTAGACCGTTTCGTCCCCGCTTTATCATTTAAATCTTCAATTGAATCTTCTCCTGTAGGGTTGTAGACAGTTAAGATACCAGTCATTGAAGAAGCGCTGTAAGGACCACTGAGTCTCAAAAACTCATTATCGACATCAACATCTAATACCTTTCCGAAGTTAGACTTCTCATTCTTTAAGTCATCATCAATAATAATTAAATCGCCGGGTTGACATAACAAGGCTTCTAATCCAGAACTAAATACTACTCTTTGGTTTTCTTTAATCGTCCTGTATATAAGGTGTTGAGCTATTCTCCTAGCCATAGCTCTAGAAGTGACACCCAAGCCATTAATCCTATTCTTAAATACGCCCCGGCTGCGTATATCCTCTTCGTCCTCCACAGTTTCTACTTTAGGAGTAAAGTTTTCAAACCTATCTAGATAAGAAACTTCAACAGTGTTGAATTGTTGATCCCTCCTAAGAGTAGAGTAGTTAAAGATTCCATCTTTTACATTATTATTATTAAAAGTTGCGATTGGGGATTTAACCCTTTCATCTGAGAATGAAACTTCAGAAGACCTAAAAAATGTTTGGCCCCTAAATAATTTAGATATTAACTGTATGGAATCAAATATTTTTTCATCACTTTTAAATACTATGTTGCAGGAGTATCGAGGTTCTAGCCCCCCTCTCCCATCTGGAACGCCTTCAAAAATGCCATTCGAATCAACAGCATCACAAAATCTTCCGACTTTATAAAGCTCCCACTTATTAATGTCTGAAACTTCTACGTATTGACCTAATCCATATCTAGAGTTTGTTAATAGATCATACAAGATCCAAGCGGGGTTATCTGTCCAACCCATTTTAAATGACCCATCCCAATCCCCTTGATAAATTCTTTTATAATTATCATCGGAACTTGTGAATTCATCAACTCTATTATAATACCTCTTATCTTTTTTGAGACCAGTAGTTTCTGTGGGGTAATAATTTTTAGGTATTTTTACTAATTTTAATCTGGCATCAAAAGTTCTATTAGGGACGGAAGAGAAGCTCTTAGAATCTACTTTTGTCCCTATAATAGCTGAAAAAGGGTAAGTTAGATTTACAGGTATAATTTCTGTGACTTTATAAAAAGTTAATTCTTTAGAAATTAGAACTGAAAAAGTCTCAGTAGAGAGTTTAGAAACTTTCACATACCTTTTTTCAACAGAGGAATTTACATTATTAGCAGAAGCGCTGTAAACACTAGGGAGTGTAAAAGGCTGAGAAAGGTCCGCTATACTTGCGCCATCATCTAAATCTCTAACATGCTTATATTGTTCTGGAGCAGCTAAAGAATCTGGGTTACCTATATCTAGTAGTGTAGAACCCTCAATAAGAGCTGCTATCCTGTAAGTCTTAGTATTACTAGGTCTAAGAGATCCATCCCCCAAAACCTTACCCACTTCGATTTCTACATTAAGTATAGCGGGTAGTTTATCTCCCAACTTGAAATCTTCATCGTCCTTACCGTACTGTTTCTCTACAGTATCAAACAAAGAGTCGATTTTTAGAGTAACAAATATTTCTGAAACATTAGGGTTTTGAATTATATAAGTGACAGGGGAAGCCCTTTCTTCTGTAACAAACTGCTCGTTTTTAGAGTTCCAAGATGAGAAATCTTTATTAAACTGACTACTTGCCCCAGCACGAACCGTATCGTTACTCCCTTCATCGATAGGTAATCCTTTAGCATTTAGAGATATAACACGTTGAGAGTCGTTAGGCGCGGAGGCTTGCTGCCAAGGGCCATCGTAACGACTATTCTCCATTTTAAAATTATCTTTATTCTGATTCTCATTCCTAGCCAATCTTTGAACTTGACCTGAGGATTTAAATGGGCCATATACATTTTTCTCTACAGATTTGTCTATATGGACTTTATTAAAAAACTGAAACGGGTTTTGAAATTCTTTCCCGTTTCGGCTTTCTATAAGAACGTTGTTATAATTATATTTAGATAAATCTGGAACATCACTTTGGGAAAGAGATAATTTTGTGATGGTTTTTAATTCTTTTATAATCTCATGGATTCGGAAGTGAAATGTAGCGTTACCCATGATTTCTCCTACGACATCAGAAAAAGATTCTGGAGCTTCAATAAAAATAAATATACCCCCCAAAAGATCTGAACCGACCTGCACATTACCGCTAGAATCGCATATTGGCATTAGCAAATTTTTAACTGCTGAACCTTGAGCAAGATTGACTTTAATCTCATCACTATTTACAACTTTAGTGAAATCAAAATTGACTGATTTAGGCTCTGTAAATTTAACAGAAGTTTGACCTGAAAGTAAATCCCTATCAGGGTAATACATCAAACAATATCCCCGTCCATCGAAACACTCTTCCTGTAGTTGTTTAGCCGTCTTCTTTTGCCACTCAGGACCAAAAACAGAATTCATTTTACGACGGATCAAATTCAACATGAACTCATTTTGAACAACTCCATCGGAGTTAGGTCCATAAAGATTCCACGCCTCTTTAATTTTCTCAAAGACTTCAAACTCTGAACCTGTCTTCTGTTTAAAAAAATAGTTAGCGCTACTCAAAACTGAACCGGGGGCAGTTACAGGAGTCCTACCTCTTACAAATTCTAAGATTTCTCCAGCTGTATTATGTTCAAAAGCTACAGCAAAATCTGATGCCCCTAAAGTGTTTTTGTTAGGGAACAACGCATGGAAAGCGTACCAACGAACGTCATTAAAAGCCGCTGAAGCTGTATTATCTAGATACTCCAAGAACTTCACATTGTGCTTAACGAGTCCGGGAGAGAAAAAAGCTTCTACCCCATCTACCAAGTCTGACCAACTTAATGCAAATTGAGGGTTTCTTACATTTAGCCTTTTAACGGATTGAGATATGCTAGCCCCTTCATCATCTAAATTATTAAAGCTATTTATTGTCAAAGAGACCTTCTGTAATTCTGTTACAGATTCTTCATAATCAATATCAACTTCACTATCTAACCCTATAGAAACAGCGGTATTATCCAAATAAACACCCCTAGATATGTAATTTTTAGGTAAAAGACTCCCTTGAGTATCTACCAACCCTTCGATAGGTCCATCAGAGATAAGATCTAAAGTCTCAAGAAAACTAAAAGAAGAACCAAACTGAAAATCTCCTATTTTAGGGGGATTCAAAATTGCAGGTTTAACATCAGGCTGCTTGCTGCCAGCACCATGTAGCTTGTTTTTTCTAGATAGGTGATTCATTTTATTACTTAGATCCATCTGAGATTTCTACATTAAAGCTTGATTGATCTGCTGTCATAGCGTCAACAGGGTTTAATGTCTGAGGTACAGATTTAATTGAAGATTGGATAACGCTAGAACCCACTTTTAAACGACCGTAACCAATTGGTAGGGGAGATCCTTGAGCTGTAAGGTTAATTTGACTACCACTAAACGTCAGAGACCCCTGATCTGACCCTACTGTAGACTCACCGCCATCAATAGTTCCGGGGTCCATAAGAGCGTATTGAATAAGAGCAGCGCCCATACTTAAAACTAACGCCACTAGTAATTCAGTTCCAGAACCAACGATAAAAGGAACAAAATCTATTTCCTTGGGGTTTTTTTGATTTAAAAAAGAATCTTTATTTAATCTTTTCCTATTCACAAGTAATTCATAACTAAACCCCTGCTTTTGCAAATCTACGACAGTTTTTCTAAATCCATCTTTATTGGCGTCTATAGCTCTAACCACATCTCTTGGTTTATCAAGGTGCATCTTAAATACTTTACCGTATTTTTGCGCTAAAATTCCGTGGAGCCTAATAGTTGTCATAATCTGCCTTAAACCTGTTATATGTAATTACATCTATTTCCAAGTTTTGTGGCTCATAAAGATGAAATTTTTTACTTTCTATGCTATATATGAGAAAAGGTATGCAACAATTGTCAGACATTTTCACATCAAACTCAGAAGGTTCCTCATCTCCATTGATATGACTGTGATAAACTGATACCAATTCGTATCTATCTTTGAAGATCAAATACTCCAAGGGGTCTATCATAAAGTGTTGGGAAGGATTATCAGCTATGTTTTTTTGGTGCTGAATAACATATTGATTTTTTTCTTGATCAAATCCTAAAAAACCACAGATTTCTAAATACGAATTAGATTCTGAAGTGTCTACAATATCTTGAAAAGATTCTTTTAAATTCATATGCTTTGAGGTCCAGATCTATAGTCATAACCGTCCGTTCCGGGGAAGCCTCCAAACGGTAATACATATTCAGAATTTTGGTTAGGGACAAAATCTTCAAATGATGCTTCGCTATACTGAATGGTTCTTTTTTCAAAAAGGGATAGAGCTGAAGAAGCTCCATTAGCGGTGCCATCAGGTTGCGAGACGAGTGGAAAACCCGTAAGATCAGTATCAGTTCCTATATGTTCATCTAACAAGACTAACTCATTGTTTTGGAGACCCGTCTCCATATCATACCAAGCGACAAGATTTCCATCCCCCGTCAAACCCGCCAAAGCCCCCGTAGCTTGATTGTATCTTGTGGGTACATACTGGGAATAATCACTTGCTTTTTTTTGTAAGTTATTGTCTGTTAGGTAATAATCTTCGTTAGAAACCGATCTATTGGTCGCTAAATTTACAACCTCATCATCATTAAGTTTCCTCCTCCAAATGCACGTCTGCGCTATATCTCCAGCAAAAGATAATTTTTCATTGAAAGGCGGAGATACTAATCTGGCATCGCCGAACAAAGAAAACTGAAATGGCGACACAAAACTAACAGAATCGATAATCATCCGATCTGAAAAAATGACAGCTCCATACTCATTCCTATCAGGGTTAACTAAAATTTCTATTTTACGTACCCCATCTAAGATGGAACCCCTAATGCATATGAAATGAAATTTATTTTCATCTGCGAATTTACTTTTCGCTTTATAAATTTCATTCGTGTTCGCAGTTGTCCTAGTAACAAAATCCAAGTCAAAACCTTTTTCTGAATCTTCAGTGTTTTGAGATGAAAAATGAAGGTTGGCTGCTACAGGGCTACCTAAAAGATTACCGTTGGTAGGGTGGAATTGAATTTGGTCGTTAGTAGGTCTACTAATTTTATTAGTAGCGAGGATTGAAGGGTTGGTAAACACGCCGTTATCATCAATATGCTGTCTAGATCCTCTAGCCCATAGAGTAACAGTCCATTGATAAGGGTTTTGAGTGTTAAAAGGATAAAGCAAATTCGCTTCATCACTTAAAAAAACAGCAGCAGCATCCCTCTTTAAATGTATATAATTAA